TTGGTAATAATGTGCTGGATTACCACGGTGCCTGATTCTTGACCTTGCCGCCAGAGACGGGCGTTGGTCTGCTGATATAATTCCAGAGACCATGTAAGGCCGAACCACACAAGGGTGGAGCCTCCGGCCTGAAGGTTCAAACCGTGACCGGCAGAGGCCGGATGGATGACTGCTACAGGAATCTTTCCCGCATTCCAGTCAGCAATATCGCGGCTGGTCTTGATCTCCCGGACATTGAAGCGCTTCTTAATGCGGCTTAGGTCATGCCGGAACCAGTAGGCCACAAGAAGCGGTTTTTCATTGGCAGCCTCGATAATATCCTCCAAAGCGTCCAGCTTCTTATCGTGGAACTCGATGACCTCACCGGTATCGGCATATATGGCACCGTTTGCGAGCTGTGAGAGCTTGCCCGTAAGCGATGCGGCATTGGCAGCAGTCACTTCACCATCGGGGAGCTGCAATATGAGCTCCT